CCAATATTAAGAAAGCCTTATATAACGATATGTTAGGCAATCCTAATGAAAAAACACCTATGTCTGCTACTGAGGTAGCTGAAAGACAAGCAGACTTGTCCAGACAGATTGGTGCAGCTTTTGGTAGATTACAAAACGAAATGGTAACACCTGTTTTACAACGTGTTATTTATATTCTCAAAAAACAAGGTAGAGTAAAGATTCCTAAAATTAATGGACGTGAAGTAAAAATAACTTCATCGAGTCCATTAGCTCAAGCACAGTTTCAACAAGATGTTGCAACAGTAGATAGATTCCTTGGAATGATACAAGGTAGAGTAGGTCCAGAATTAGCTAACATAATTGTAGATCAGATGGCTGTCGCTAAATATGTAGCTAAGAAACTAGGAATCCCTGAAGATTTAGTACGATCTCCAGAGGAAATGCAAGCAGCTGCGCAACAAATGGCACAGATGATGCAACAACAACAAACGATGCAGGAGGATACACCTCCTGAATAGGAGTCAATATGGCAGAGAAAAAGCCCAATATGCTTATAGGTTTGGATAATATCCAGAGAAAACCAGAAGATGAGGAGAACTTAAATACTTTGTTTTACAAACTGTTCACAACTCAAGGTGGATCCGAAGTATTAAAATATCTTAAATCTTTAACTATAGATGCAGTAGCTGGACCAGAAATATCTGATACAGGACTAAGGCATTTAGAGGGACAACGTTATCTCGTGGGTTTAATCCAAAGAAGAATAAACAAAGGTATTAGTCAAAACAGAATACAGGAGACACAAAATGGCTGAAGAACAAGCACCAGTTACTGAAGAAGTAACACAAGAACAACCAGTACAAGAAGATGTTTCACGTGAAACAATTGATGCACCAGCACCATCGAGACCAGAACACATACCAGAAAAGTTTTGGAATGCTGAAACTGGTGAAGTTAATATTGATGATATGGCTAAGTCATATAATCATTTAGAAAAATTTTCTACTGGTAAAAAAGAAGAAATGAAAGAAGCTATTATGGCAGAACTTGAAGCAGAAGCTGGAGAGGGATTGCCAGAAAATCCAGATGGATATAAGTTACCTGCTTTAGTAGAGGGAATAACTGAAGAAATGGTAGAAGATAATCCATTAACAGGATGGTGGAGAAAACATTGTCATGATTTGGGTTTACCAGAAGAAGCTTTCCAAGAGGGCGTAAATCAATATACAGATATATTAATGGGTGCGCAGCCTGATTTACAAGCAGAAGCACAAAAACTAGGAGAAAATGCAGCAGAAAGAATAGATGCAGTTAATTCATGGGCATCATCGGTCTTTCCTCCAGAAGAATTTGAAGCAATTCAAGTACTTGGATCATCAGCAATAGGCATAGCTGCATTAGAAAGAATGATGGAATCACAAAAATCAGCAATGGGAAGATCAAATGAAGTAGCTAAACCTGCTCAAGAACTTACTATTGATACTGTAAAAGACATGATGAAAGATAAAAGATACTTTGATCCAAGACATAGAGATCCAGCATATGTAAGACAAGTAGATGATGCATGGGCTAGATTGAATATGGCTGGCAAAGTTTAGTGCTTTATGTCGAAAAAGGAACGCCTAGTCATGCTTTTGAACTAGCTTTCGATTTACGACAAGAAGACAAATATGAGGTCGCATTGGCTGGTCATACACCACTCGATGCCCTCATAAGTCCATTTAGATTTTCTAGAAAAGGAGTAAACACTTACACAGTGTTAGATTCTGGAATACCTGTTGCTATGTTTGGTGTAGTTTCTACGCCTTATAATGTAAAACATGGTTCAGTTTGGTTTCTTTCTTCTAATAAATTAGATAAAAACATAAGATATTTCACCAAAAGAACAAAAAAATGGGTAGATTATTTCTTAGCTGATTACGAATATGTATACAATTTTATAACTTTAGAACAAAAAAAGAATATAAGATGGTTAAAATGGCTAGGTTTTAGCTTTAAAAATGAGAAAATTATTGTCAAAGATGTTGAAGTGTTGTACTTTTATAAGAAGATACAGGGTGTATCTGGAGATATACAGCCCATTATAGGGGATATCGGTCCTCAATGGATAACCGATCTAAGCTAAAATTGGACAACTGTTAGTTTAACAATTAACAATTTGGAGGCTTAATATGGCTACGCAAATTAGTAATGCGTTTATTAAGCAGTTTGAAGCCGAAGTCCACATGGCATACCAAAGGATGGGTTCTAAGCTGCGAAATACAGTACGTAATACAAATAACGTAACTGGCAACCAAGCACGATTCCAGAAAGTTGGCAAAGGATCAGCGTCTACTAAATCTAGACATGGTCAAGTCAATACTATGGAAGTCACACATTCTACAGTAGATGTTACATTAGCTGACTACTATGCTGCCGACTATGTCGATAGTTTAGATGAGCTAAAAACTAACATCGATGAGAGACAAGTGTTGGCTACATCTGCTGCGGCTGCACTAGGACGTAAAATGGACTCACTTATTATTGATGTCCTTGATGCTGGTTCAAACTCAAACAATGTAGTACACGGATCTGCTGCTTTAACATTAGCTAAAGCATTAACTGTGTATGAAGCATTTGGTGAGTCTGATGTACCAGATGATGGACAAAGATACTTCGTTGTGTCACCTGCTGGATGGGCAGATTTATTACAAATCGATCAATTTAGTAGAGCAGAATATGTAGGAGAAGCTGACCTACCATACGCTGGTGGAATGACCGCTAAGAGATGGCTCGGTTTCTTATGGTTTACTCATTCTGGACTATCAATTTCTAGTACAACTAGAGACTGTCATGCATACCACAGTTCATCTGTTGGTCTTGCTACAGGATCAGATGTTCGTACAGAAATGAACTATGTACCAGAAAAAGTAAGTAATTTAATAACTTCATACTTTAGTGCTGGAGCTGTCATGATTGACAACGATGGTGCTATTGAATGTCAGATAACTGAATAAGGAGATTAACGATGGCTTTAGATGCAACAAATCTTAAAAAGATAGCTGGTGCTGGTAATCAAAATCTCTTTGTTTACCAAAGCACTGACGCTGTAGGTACAATTGCTGGATCTGGATACTTTAATAGTGTCACAGATGATTTAAAACAATACGATATAATCTTAGCTGTAGGTTCCACTGGTGGAACACAAACAGTAGATATGTTGATTGTTAAATCAGCTACAGGCGCCGCAACTGTTACTACAACAAACGGAACTTAATGTTTCAGGGGAGGAGTTTACGTTTTCTCCTCCCCACTTGAATTATGAGTGATAGTAAATTTGATATATGTAGCAAAGCTTTAGTATTAGTAGGTGCTAATACTATTACTTCATTCACAGAAAATACAACTGAATCTACTGTTGCTAATCAACTTTATGAATCTACATTAGAAAATATGTTATCAAGATGTAGATGGAGATTTGCAACAAAACAGTCACAATTATCTAGAGATGCCTCTGCACCGACAGCAAGATGGGCTGCAAAATATGCAGTACCTACTGGTGCTTTAATTATACATACTGTTACAGTAGAAGATTCAGTAATTGAATATGATCGATACGAAGATTATCTCCTATGTGATGCTTCATCTGGCGATACTGTTGTAGCTGATTACACATTTCAGCCATCAGAAGCTAACTTTCCACCCTATTTTAAACAAGCTTTAGTATTTGAATTAGCCTCTTTATTTGCTGGTGCAATAGCAAGAAATGATAATTTATCTAATCTTTATCAACAAAGAGCAGTAACACAACTTGCATATGCTAAATCGCAAGATTCACAAGCACAAACAACAAGAAGAGTTGATACAACAAGGTTTAGAAATAGGAGGAATAGTGGCTCACTGGGTACAGTTAAAGCTACTGTATCATCATAAATGCCATTAGCCAGATATCATCAAGCAGACTTTGCAACAGGCGAAATAGATCCTAAATTTATATCTAGAACAGATGTAGAAAAATATCGTTCTAGTTTACAAAAAGCTAGAAATATTATTCTTAGAACACAAGGTGGTTTTGAAAGGAGATCAGGCACATTATTTCGTGCAGATTTAGGTGCTGCATCTAGACTAGAACCATTTATTTTTTCAGAAAATCAAGAGTATATATTTGCATTTCAACATCAAGCATTAAAAATATATTCAACGAATGGGACTTTATTACAAACAATAACAAGTCAACCATGGACCTCTAGCAATTACAATGAATTAAATTTTACACAACAAGGCGATACGATGATTGTTTGTCATTCTTCGTTTATGCCAAAAGTTATACAAAGAACAGGTGCTACAACATTTACATCAACAGATTTTGCTTTTGACAGTAGTATAAATGGTGAGAAAGTATATCAGCCATACTTTAAATTTGCTGATGATACTATTACATTAGATATCGATTCTGTTACTAAAAATGCTACAGGCGTTACTTGTACTGCATCTGCTGCTTATTTTACAAGTAGTTATGTTGGAACAAGAATTAGATATATGGGAGCTGAACTTCTTATAACGGGATATACTAGCTCAACTGTAGTCACAGCAACGCTCAAAGCGGTTCCGGAAATGATATTAGATGAAGATCCGTTTGCTGTGACTCAAGGTTCTGGAGTAGTTACAGTCACTCACGTAGCTCATGGATTTTCTACTGGAGCATCAATAACTATATCTGGAGCAGGAGATATATTTGATACTGATGGTAATGGTATATCTGCTGGCAATTTAAATACCAGCACTACTATAACTGTAATTGATGACGATCATTATCAATATACAGCTACAAGTGGAGATACAGCTACTGAATCTGTAGATGGTGGTGGTGTAAGAGTAAGTATTGTTGGTCATCCTGCAACAAGAAACTGGGATGAACAAGTTCTTTCTGATGTAAATGGATATCCTAAAGCTGTATCATTTCATGAACAAAGATTATTTCTTGGTGGCGTTACAAATATACCTGATTTATTAGCTGGATCAAAAGTTGCACAGTTTTTTAATTTTGATGTGGGTGATGCTGAAGATGCAGATTCAATACAAATACAAATAGCTTCAGATGAAATAAATGAAATAAGACATATCTTATCTGGTCAAAGATTAGAAATATTAACTAATACTGCTGAATGGTATTTAAAACCTGCTGTTGGAAAACCAATAACTCCTGTAGATATATCAATAGTAAAGCAAGGAAATTTAGGATCACAAACAAGTGCAATCACAAGAAAATTTGATGGTGGTACATTATTTGTTCAAACTAACGGGAAAGTTATTAGAAGTTATGAATGGGATGGAGGCACAGAACAATACGTTGCAACACCAATTAGTTTGCTTTCTAGTCATTTAATACAAAATCCAACTGATTCAGATAGGATAAAAGCACTTGCAGAGAGTGATCAACAGTTAGCATTGTTTACAAGCACTGATGGATCATTAGCTATTTATTCAGCACACAAATTAGAAAACCTAAAAGGATGGGTTAAATGGATTACTGATGGTACGTTTGCATCTGTATGCTGTACAACAAATAATATTTATGTTGCAGTTACGAGGACTATAAATTCAGCAACAGTATATTATTTAGAACAATTTGCAGATACAGCATTTGATTTACCAACAGATATGACAGTTACTAAAACGGTGTCGGGGAGCTATCAACCCCATGGATCCCCCCTCACGAATGGATCAGTCTCAAGTTCTTCGACACTTATAATTGATGGAACTACACAAGCACCACAAACAGGAGAAACATTTCAATTTGGAGGCACAGGAACAATTTACACTATACAAAGCGCAACACCTACTGGTAATTCAAATGAATATACTATTTCTATTAATGCTGCTGTAAGTCAATCTGATAATACAGCTTTACAATTTGTAACTAGCAGAACATTTACAGGATTAAATGCATCTCCAGATATGAGAGGTAAAGTAGTTCATGCTACCTCAGGTACTACCGAGGGTTCTGATATTAATTATTATGGCAAAGCTACTGTAACATCTGGAGGTGTTGCTGTATTTGATATTGCTGCTAGTGCAGTTGATATTGGATTAGATTATGATGTTGAGGTCCAAACATTACCACCAATAGTGCAATCACAACCTGCTTCAGGACAAGCAGGATTGATAAATTATCCTAGAAAAATAGCTAAAACTATTATAGAACTATCATCAACATACAATATCAAAGTTAATAGTAATGATGTTGTAGTAAGAGATACATCATCATTATCAACAATGGATAGTTTTACAGGAAAAAAAGAAGTTCATTTATTAGGTTATAATACAGAACCAACTTTAACATTTACTCAAGGTATACCAACACCTA